GGCCCTGTATGTACCCATCTTTAAAAAATGCCAAATCAACAACAGTCCGCGCAAGAAACGACCCTAAAATATTAACAGCATCATCAACCAGTAGGGCATAGCCGCCAGTTACGCCGAACACCATAAGATTTGAGAATGACACCATCCCACCATTGATATGAACACCGCCCGCGTCAAGAGACCGGATAATGCCGCGAAGGTCTAAAAACTTTGCACCCTCTATATATATGGCCGGAGTCGCCCCGTGACTTCCCTCACAGTTAAAATCAACATGCCCTGATACGCCACCAACTGCTCGAAAAAATTGATCGCAATTGCTGCCAGATATAGCTATGCTAAGCTCATCTGGTGAGTATTCATCCTCCTCAACCAACACCCCAACAACACAAGAATAAAGATGTATGTTTAATGTAGTATATTCAACATTGTCCAATACGTGGACGCCGGTGTCACAGTTTTGGACCCTAACATTTATTTTGGTGTTTGGTGACTGTGTGTTTTTGAACAAAATCCCAGTTGCGGCTGTTGTGTTATTGCTTTTGTTCCCGTCTACATATATGTCCCACGAATAAGCTGGTGACGGCGCAGTGGCTGTTGTGCAGTCAACTATCAACGCTAAATCTGCACCGTCGTCCTGTTTTATCATTGAATTGCTTCCATCTACCCGGCCTATACCGTGTAAATCAATAGTTTCTGTAACGACATACAAAGATCGCGAAAGCCTTAACCATAAGCCTGAGTGCCTGCAAAAATCAGCAGCCGCATTGAGCGCAACCCCCGTATCGTCCGAACCAAACCAGCTTGGGTCAACCCACAATCCATCACGTGTTCGCGCCCATGCCCCCGTAGTTGTGGCAACACCACTCCGGGCTACATAGATTCCGTGCAGCGTGTCGGCTGTGCATTGTGCCGAATAGTCTCCGAGAAGATATTGAAACGTGCCTTCGTAGCCGTCCCCGGCGGTTGTGCGGCCAAGGACGTAGACCGGCCCATCTCCGGTTCTCGATTGTAGCTCGGCGAGCGTCGCCGCGCTTGAAACTCCACCGGCAACCCACATCCCGCCAGGATATATGTCGTCCGTTGTCCTGATCGTCGCATCGTCCGCGTCTTTCAGAACGAACTTAGCCGGTTCAGAGATAAAAATCTCCGCCTCGCCTATCGAATCAAGCTCGATGGGGTTTGTGTGTGCGATTGTTTCTTCTTTGTCCTGATAGGTGATTAGCGCGGTTGTGGTCCCAGCCTTGTAGGTGTAAAGCAACCCACCGACAAGAAGACCCCCGGAATCTGTGAATGCCTTATACAGCGGAAAGGTAGCGCGTCCGGCCATTTCTGTTTTCCTATTCTTCGCTTAGTGCGTTTTGTGAGGTTGCGGCCATGTACGGCATTGCTGCAAGTGCGTTTCTGGTTGATGGTGCCGTTCTCGCCTTGTCAACCTTTTTAAACATGGTTTTGATTCGTCTGTTTGGGTCGTTGACATATTTGATTGCACCGGCTACGCCCTGCCCAACAACGCCCCGAGCTACTCCCGACGGGCTTCCGGTGAGTATGCCGTCTATCACCTGCCCAGCCGTAAATATATTCGAGAAATCGACCAGCCCAGCCGCGTTCTTTCGAGCGTCCACAACGGCTCTCTGGTTGACCTCTTTTTCAATGGTGCTCAAAGACCCGTATTTGTTTTTGAGGGCTTGATACCCTGGGCCCTCGGTGCTTGTGATGGCCTCGTCCTGCAATTTACGGAGATTGTTTGCTATAAGCTCGTCAACCATCGCCTTGCCGTGCGTGGCTGGATTGGGATTTTTGTAATAGTCTTTAAGACTTTGGTTTAAAAGGGCTATGGCATCTTGCGTTTCGGAAAGAGTCATTGTGCCCCTCCCGGAGAGAGCCTCTGCCCTTGATTTTGCATACTGAACCGTCTCGGGCGAAAATGATTGAAGGTTTTTGTTTGATACGATAGATTTAAGTTCCGGAGAAATTTTATCAGGGTGAACCCCGGTGGCCTCAAGCCTCGCCGCCTCTCTGTCTGCTTCAAGGGCGCGGATTTCTTTCAGATATTTTCCCTTAGATATATATAGCTCGTTTGGGTCAACGCCCTTCTCGCGAGCAATATTATATATATTTTTGTTTATCTCGAAAACTTCTGCTTGAATGTTTTCTGGAGAATACTTATCGACCTTTCCGTGGTCGTCTGCGGCCCTTGCCATTGAATCATATTCGTCAAAAATCTGCTTTTTGGTTTGGGCTATGGCCTGTGAAAACTCGTCAAGGTTTTTGGGAAGCTCACCGGCCACAACACCGCCGTCGCTCTGTTTAAAAACAAGGTTTTCTTTATTCTGCGCTATGGTTTCAACGGCGTTTTTGGCGCGGCCCATGTACGCCGCCCTTTGTCCAGCCGTTTGTTTTCCGCTACGTTCGGGCCTGATCCCCTTATTGATCCCGGTTTCGATAGCAGACGCCACGGCTGGCTTTTTTGCGAGCACACCCTTGGCACCAAGCAAAAGCGGTGCGGCCTGAAACGCAGAACTCGTAATTGCTCCGGCGGTTGGGCTTCCGGTTGCGCTATATGCCACATCCCCGGCCTCTTCGCCAATCTTTGCAAGCGCATTAAACGGGATTGCGGCGGTCTCTGAAAGTTCTTTCCCTCGCTCCGTGACGGGCTTATATGTAAGCGCGTTCTGAACCGAGCCAATTGTTTTTGTCGCCCCAGACAACCCGCCAAACGGAAGCGCGGCAAGCCCAGCCAGACCAGCCACCGGAGTTGCGATAGACGAGGTTAAAAGTTGAGCGCCGGTTTCAAGCGCAGGGTAAACAGCGCCAAGGTTCTGTAATGTCCTGAAAAAACCCTTTTCGGATGGTTTTTCTTGCTGTGTTTGTGCCGGTTCTTTTGCCGGTTCTGGCGCTGGTTGGGATTTTGACGCGCCGAAGTCCATTCCAGACGCAAACCCAACCACTTGCTCCGGGGTTGTGCCTTCTGGAACCTCAAACTTAGCTATTCTGCCATCCGGGAGCTGCACTTTTGCAATTGGCATTATTCAAATCCCACAAACTTGATTTCAACCGTGTTGCCAGTCTGGGCCGATTGAGACGGGACAACCCCAGCCTTGGCCCTTGCTCTATCGGCACCCTTGCGGATAATATCCTTGAACTCTTGAGCCGCTTTGATAAATTCAGGCTCGCTACTTGTGTTCTTCATGCGAGACATGGCATCGGTAGCCTTCTGACCCTCGGCTTCTGTGATCTGTCCTCCACCCTTAAGGCCCTGGAACGCCTGCAAAAACTGTTTCCCCTTAAGCTGTTCAAGCCTCACCATAAAATCCTTGCCTTGAGTGCCTGGGATTATTTGAGTTCCAAGCATTGCGGACGAACCAACCGCCGCCCCCAACCCCGGATGAGCAAGCAGGTCGTCAACAAGTTTCGCAGTTTGATCAGCCTCTGCAACCACGGCGGGTAGGTCAGTCCTCGCCTTAGCCCCAGCCTCACCTTCGACTTTGCCAGCCTCTTTTGCCCCGGCTATCTTCCCTTGCAGTGCGGGGTCGCTTGCAGACCCTATAATGGGGGTTCCAGTCGCGCCCTGTATAAGCTCCATCCGCCCGGTTCTGTTGTTGAACGCATACACCCCATGGCCGGATTGGACTGGGGTGAAATACGGAGTCCCCCCAGCTTCCCCCTTGTCTACTCTGGCTTGTTCTGCCGGTGAAAGCCCCTTCTGTATCGGCTGGGGGTTGTATCCGGGCGCGAGAGGGTTGGTTTCGACCGGGGAAAGTGCGGGGCCGGTGTCTTCGTATTTGATCTTTGACATCATATCAGCCGCGCTGAATGCGTGAGTTTTTGCCCACTCCTTCAGCCTTACCGGGTCGTTTCCAATCTGCGCGAGTTCTGCCCGTTCAGCCTTGAGAGATCCGGGGCCGAACATACCTTCAACCTCGTCAAAAATCGCCGCCGCATTTTCAATGCTCGGGTTGGAAAAGATTGACTCCGCGCTGCGCTTCACGATATCGAGTTTCTTTGTGGCCTCGTCTATCTGAGCCTTGCGCTGATTCTGGGCGTGGGTTTGGAGTTCTTGGGCCTGTTTGTAATATCCGCCCTTCAAAAGCGTTTGAGCTGCGGCATTTACATCACCACCGGCGAGGGCGTTTTTTACAGCATCCTCGGCCTCGCCCTCCCTGCGTACCCGTTCAAGCTGAAGCGCGTTTGCCTGCTGTTTCTGTTTCTCGGCCTTAACGTTAAGGGCATTTTTGACCCCCTCGCCATAAGACATGGCAATTCTGCCGGGGGCTTCCGTATCAAGCAATCCGAAGTTTATTTGTGACATTTATCCCCCGAAGAACATCGTAGCGATGTCGCCAAGCGCGTTGCCAGCGCCTTGGTATGCAGAATTCCACGCATTTGCAGACGATAGCTTTGCGTTGCCTTTGTTCGCCGCATCGTTCTGATACAGAGAGCTTGCCGAGTTTGCATAGTTGCTACCCGCCCCGGCGGTGTTTGCGGCGGCACCCATCCCGAGGTTCGCAATGTTTGCCCACCGGTTAAAAGCGTTCTGGTACTCGGTGGAAGCCATGTTTTGGCCATAATTCTGACCGGCTTTCAGGGCCGCGCCAGACTGTAGCCCACCTTTGGCCGCTGCGGTCTGGTTCATTGCGTTCAACCCTTGATCGTATCTCCATTTAAGGCTGGGGTCATTGAAAAACGCATTCTGGTTTGCCCCGGTCATGTTGTTCAGGGCGTTTGTGCCAGCCTCCCGATACGGAGCGTAATCACCCCGTGTGGTGTCATACATGTATTTTTGGAGCGCAATAGACTTGTCGGTCGCCTGCCCTGATATGTTAGCCGCCTGTTTTGCCGCAGACGATGCTTGGCCCGCCCCGAACAGGCCGCCAATTGAACTAAGAACGCCCCCCATTATGCCACCTCCAACACTATTTTGTTCCCGTCGTAGCCAATCATTTCGAACCCGAATTTTAGCGCAAACCCAAGGCTCGAAAGATTATCCTCGTGTATCTTCACGACGAGCCGGTTATGTCTACCAAGCATCATCGACATGTATTCCTTCATGGTGTCTCTCATGCGCCATCTGCCGCGCATGGCCTTTGAAACGAACAAATCAAACTCGTTTCCGTTCGACACAAACACACCACCATTGAAGCCCCACAATTCAAGCCCGGCCTCGACAAACCCCTTGAATCCGGGGCTATCAGAAATCCCATCGTACAAAAACATGGTCTCGCACATGGTCTCCCAAACATCGTCTGGGATGGTGTTGATTCGCTCTATCAAGTCTCTTCCCTGCCCGATACGATAATGGTCAAAGACGTAGCGGACCCGGCAAGTCCGAATATCTTTCCCCCGGCGTTCAGAACGTGTCCTATGGCCTCGGGGCATCGGTATGTCTCCCCTGCGCCAATAGACCGAGCCGAAACAATGCGCTTTGTCACACCGGCACCCGCCCCCGTTTCAACAAGGTCAACGGTCGCAGTTACCGCCCCCGCCGTGGTGTTGCAGATGGTCATGGCGTCGATACGAGCGATCACGTTTGAAGCCACATAAAGCTCTGTCGATGTGGCGGGAAGCTGAACCCCGGCTACGAGTTGTTTAGATCGTACTGTCATTTTATGGCTATCTCCCTGCTTCCCGTGGTGTTGTTAAGGATGTGCGCCCCGCATTGGTTAATAAAGATGTTTCCAGAATATTCAGTCCCACCGGTTGCCGCTATCCTCTTGATTCTAACCCTGACCTGGGACCCTATTTTTTTCCCCGTGAAGGCCAAGTCAAGGACATCAACGAGAAAGTGCGTCAGCGCGGCGGTTCCGGTCGGGATTGTAAGTTCTGCCGATCCGGACGTTTCCACATAGACATCTCCAACCCCGGCATATGCCACATAAACCGTAAACTTTGCGTACCTGTTCGCCCCAGATGTGTTAGCGGCCTTGGTCGTAACGTGAAGGTGAAAGTGCCCGGTTGTCCCCTCTTGCCACGAATGGGGAAGCTCGTTTGATGCAAGGTCAATGAAATCGTCTACGGCGAAACTATATCCGCTTGTATTTGTGGTAAATGCTTCCCAACTTGGTGCGTTTACCGCAGACGTTTTACCAGAAGACACCGGAAACTGCACATCCTCCCACACCGGCCCGATATAATATGTATCAACGGCTGGGCTATACGGAACCCGCTCAAGACCGTCTATCCTGTCGTCGGAGTCGGCGGGAGCATAAAACGGCTGAATAAGCGCGGCCTGAACGTCTGGCACCGTTGCGGTCTCGACACCACGGAAAAACTCCATGAAAAACCGATACCAGACCGGACTCATTTCCCCGGTTTTGGGGTCAACCGGCGGCACCCTGGGGGCCGGTATGGTCAGCGGATTAGTGGCCACAGACTTCAACCTCCACCTCTGCGCCGACTATTGCTATTTTCACAGGGTCGGTCCCGGATACCTCAAAAACCCTGTCCCGGCGCTTGTTTGTCACCCCCAGCCGCCACATAAAGACGCGCTTGAAATATTCGCCGATCTTGCCGAGTGATAAAAAGTGCTCATTCCCCCACGTATGTCCGCCATCGTCTGACCACCTAACCATAACCTGGGGCGATTCCTCACCGTTTAGCCCCACGCCGGTCTCAAACATTATCTCAAGCCTGCGCCAGATCACCCTCTTGGCCTCGTTCCAGCTCTTAAGGCCCCGCCACGACCTGACCCACTTGATAGTTTCTCCGTTGTTGGTAAAAGCGTCAAGATCGTATGCGCAAAGATTGCCGTTTTCACACCCGGTCACAACCTCACCCCCGAAAAACATGGCACATGTCACCGGGTGAACGGTCAGGTCACCGCCAGAGAACCCGGCAAGCTCAGACCACCATTGGGTTGACATATCAAAAGCCCACGTTTTGCCAGCGGTCGGGAAGGTCAACACATAATACATGTGCCCGTCAAGCTGAAAGACATACCCGCGAGCGTCTGCAATGGTGGAATACCCCTGAATCTCTGTTTCGATAGCGTGTGTGCTGATTCTTGTGCCGTTATATCCGTTTGACCTGTAGACTATACCTTCTCCGAGCGCGTCTCTCCCGAGCCAGAACAGGGCGTTGTCTGCACGTACAATTGACAGCTTGGCCGAGCATCCAACCTCTACCATTGCGGTCTGGATCGGCTGAAACGGAAAATCGTCGGTTGCGCTCTGGTAGTAGATTTCCGTGGTTTTTGTTCCAAACAACCACAACTCTTTGTGGCTGTTTATTGGGGCCACAAGCTGGTCGGAGTTGGATTCCGCGCTTGCATAGTCAAGGGCATCAACGGTTGATCCGTCCAGAACAGATGAAATCCAGAATTTCTGCGTGCCGGGCTGGTTGTAAACAAAATACCCGCCGACATATGTCACCATGTCGGAGCCTGGGAAGTCGGGGTCTGATACTGGGGACAAAACACCCGTCGAAGAGTTATAAATGTACCCATCTGGGTTAGTTGAAATAAAAAGCTGATACCCGTTGTCCGACATTGAAACCGGGGCCGCTCCGGGGATGCTGCCAAGGTCTGTTTTGTTCCAGTTCGAATCTATCTGGTACAATTTCTCACCGGCGACAGCATACCCATACCCGCCGAACTCCCAAAGCCCACGGATAGCCCCACCAAGCGCAACGAGAAGCCGTCTGCCAGGCCACCTTGTTAGATATGCGGCCACCTTCCCACCATCTGCACATGATTCAGCATACAAGTTTACAAGCCTGTTGCAAGCCGCATTGAGGCTCTTTGCCGTGTATGCTTGTCCGAGGATGGGGGTTTCCATCAATAGTTCCCGATGTATATATTGAATCGACCCGGACCGGCGAGCAAGGATGCTGGCATGGACAGAATCCCGTCGTCCTGGTTGATTCGTTTGATGTTGTGTTTTGATTCTTTTGCCATTTTGACCACCGCCGCAGACGGGATGATTCCAAACTCGGCGCAGTATTCAAGCGCAAGGTTTGATTTATACGCCCTCCAATACCCAGGAGGAAGCGAAAGAGATGTTGTGAGCGTCGCCGGTTGGGTCAGCTCGTCAACCGAAACGATATGGAACTCAAGCGCCCGTGAAGGTATAGGCCAAATCGTCATGGTTGCGTTGGGGTTGTCGTAGTTTATCCACATGTATTGCGGAAACGTCGATGTAGCCGTTTTCAGGGCAATCCCGTTGTATTGCTCCTGGTTGATGATGCGGATGGGGTAAGACACTCCAGACGTGGTGTCTTTGAAATAGGTTGTGGTATCAACCTGGACGGGGCGATACCCAACAAGGTTGCCGGTCGGTCCGATGGTTCTCGTCGCTGTGGCAGATGGCCACGTGAAAACTTGATCTCTGGTGGCATATGTGGCAAGCCGCTCTGTGTTCCATGAGTCAATCATGCAGTTCAAGGCATCAAGCCCATCATTCATAACCGCCGCCGATGGAACCTCGCCCTCTTGGAAGACCTCAAGAAGCCGGAGTGCGCTTTTTATAAGTTTTTCTGCCGTTACAGTTGCCACGCTGATTCATCCTTTGTTGTTTTCGGCTCTGATCTTCCGCGCCATTTGTCGGGGGGAGGTTGCCCTCCCCCTTTCTTGTCCTACGCTACGCGATACGCTGTGAAAGCGTTGGTCGCGGTTTTGTAAAAACGCCAAGTGCCAGTCGAGCCAGCCGAGGTGGTAATCGGCAAAGTAGCCATACCAACCAGCGTTACGCCGGTCCCCCCGGCCAGGGTGATGATACCAGAAGACGTCCCCTTGTTGATCACGATGAGATCGAGATACCCGCCGACCTTCATGTTGGGAACAGCCGCCTCGATCAGCGCAGCGGTCGGGGTCGTGTATGTGGCTGCGGACGTGGACGGGTCACCAACAAGCACCTTGCCAAGAATCTGCGCTACTGTGAGCGTAGCGGTCCCGGCTCCGGTCTGCGGCGTATCCATAGCCCCAAGTTTGATTTCTCCCAGATTACCGTCACCAACCTGAGAACCATATCCTCCAACAGGAATACTCATTTAATCCTCCTTAACCCCAAAGCCGGACGCCCAACTG